TAGCTGCTGTAGAAGAATCTTTCTCTCCTGAATCAATAGTTATAGCGGTTGAAAGCATATCCTGACCATCTGTTAGATTATGCAATTGAACAGTCGTCGTGCTTCCAGTGCCTGCCGTGTATACATGCGCTTGAGCAGATTGTAAATTCTTGCCATCAAGAGTAGACGGTATTGTAACATGCGTAATACCGTTTCCTACGGTTGGACCAATAGTATCAGCAACACATTTAACAACTATAGTTCTTTCTGAAAAAGCTGTAAGTTTATTAAATAAAATTGATCTAGTAGCGCCAGAAGATGTATCATAAAAAGATATCTTATCCGTAGCCATATCTGCGCTAGTAACAATAGTTAAATTAGGAATTGTTTCCTGCTTATCATTGTTTAAATTTTCAAAATTAGCATCTGCTTCTGCAAATGTAAGGGGGCTTCCCTTTGTTTCTCTTAACGTAATTTCTGCCATTATGCATCACTCACATAGTTATCAACCACATAGTAGTTTTGGAAATAAGGCATATTCCCATAAGGGAAAGTCCTTGGGCTTTTTTCGTAAAATTTACGACCATTCGTCATTCGATAGGCCACTCTCCGTGGCGGACCTACTCGTCTTCCCCCAATTCTAAATCTTCTCATTAGAACCTAGCCTCCGCGTCAGGCTCCAATGAACGTCTATTTCTAGAAATAGGTGGCATTGGCTCCATGTCATATATCCTTGAAAGCGCATCTAAAAAATCCGGATGAATCGTGGGAAATAACATGTACTCATTCCTTCTAACCCAGTCTACCAGATCATACACTTTTCCTTCCTCGTCCCGCCTTAATATCTTTTTTGAAATAAGGTATTCTTGTTTTTTAATTTTATAATCTTTCTGATGAGAGGTTAATCTTTTCTCATCTGTTGGGAAAGGAAAGAAAAATGAACCATCCTTAAGATCGGGCTCAAGTCTTTGAATGCGATCCCTTTTTGATTGTGGGCCACCACCGCCAGTCCAATTTAATTCATAGACAGGAAATGAACTTCCATCAATCCTCATCATTTCTTTAAAATGTTCTATATCTGATTGAGCTCCATATCTTTCATAACCAACCTTAACCTCTCTAATTCCGGGAGCCCTCTTCCATTTTGATCTGAGCATCTTTAAAGCATCCCATCTTTCAGACAGGGAAAGCCTATGACAAACCCCATCAAGAAGAAACTTATTGTAATTCCCGTCAATCCCAACAACAGCAATTGCCGTTCTGTTTGATTCCCTCTTTCTAGAATGAGCGGGATCACACATAATATAAGCATTCATCGTATAAGGACGAATTTCCCATTCATTCCACCACTCTTCCTTAAACGCAACATCTGAACCTGCAATAGGATTCAACAATTGTTGACAAGCTACTGTATAAGTAGATGTAGTCTTCTTAATCTCCTCCCATCTTTCCGGCTGGAGAAACACAGGCTCGCCATCCATTTTACCATTTATTGTAGCTGGATGAATTCTGGGCTTTACCGCTGCCCTCTGAAGAATAGTCCCGTAAGTATCCCCATACGAATATCGCGTACCTGCGTACTGATATCTGGGATTATGAGTAGAGCCCAAGTTTAGAGAAAGTTCCCACTGAGTCGTGGTCTTCTTAATCTGTTCTGGTGTTGTAACGGAATCCTGAACTACTACGTCGTCATAAATAATAAGATCAAAATGTCGTCCAGTAGGCTGACCATCCACAAGTCCGTGGGCCTCAATAGTTTGTTCCTTCGGGTTAGCAAATCGCCTAACACATATCCCTTCATTCTCAGCCCATTTGGGAGCTTCAAGTCTAGGTTTCTCCCAGAGAATATCTGGGTAGAGTTGTTTAAGTTTTTCATTTGAGTCAAATTCCTGCATAATCTGGCGAAGGAATGGCTTCGCTTGTCTAGCAGAAAATGACAACAACCCTATCGTAATATCAGGATTTAATAAAACTTCTTGTATCGTTCCTAAAAAGGTAATGATTGAACTCTTGTAATGAAATCGCGCCCATAAGTCTAGATGACTATCCGGGGCTGATTCTACTTCTCTGCATCTTTCATATATCCACGGGTGAACCATATCATGACGGTTACACAAAAAGACCCCAAGATAATAACGATCCAACTGGCCCAGAGTCCTAATAAAAGAATCGTCAATATTAGGATCGCGGTGACAGTCGGCATAAGCTTCAATAACTCGATTAAACGGGGCAGTGTGAGCCCATTCAGCAAACTTTTTTGCAGCGTCAGCATTATTGTTTTTATATTCAACGCTCTTTGCTATCTTGGGCAGCACACCAGCCCCCTAACCTTTATAACCAGAAGCATAAGCAGCACGAGCCTGTTTCTCAGCCTGTTTTCTAGTTGGGTAACATTTCCCCTTATCACCCCATTTCCACCCTTTCTTCCCCTTAGGAAGAGCACATCTCTTAATCGGCATTTTTATCCATACACCCACGAATCTGACACTTCATTTTTCCAATTAGAAGAATAGGATGTCGGAATAGGTTGTTTATTGACATTCAGGTTAATAAGATATCTTAAGTAAGCTGGCTCTCTTGCTGCAGCTGCAGCCACATCCATAGGAGCCCCTCTAAGAAAAGGATACATATTTCTAACGAGTTGAGCTGCGCTGACTTCGGCGCCTACCTTCTCATATTTCTCAGGATTCTCTTTCATGTGATCTAAAAGGTCTTGGGGAGAACGTCTTTCTGTTTTGCCTAAAGAGTGGAAATAATCTTCAATACCGGATAGAAATTTCGTCGGCCCAAGGCTAGATAAAAATGATCTATTGACCTTTCCATAAGATTTCATATAAATGTCAGACCTTTCCCACATTCTTACATCAGCTTCTCTACCCCTTAGTATGCTCCTAGCCTTTTTCGCTTCCTTAGATTTTTTCCCATGATCTTTTATCTCTTTAGCTAATCCCGATTTAGCAACCTCTACTCTGAAATTTAATTCATCTCTAAAGGCAACATAACTTTTTTCAGCTTCTCTCCTTGCAAGAACATTAGCCTTCTTCTCTTCCTTCGTGAGTCTTTTACTCTTCTCCAAGACTTCCTTCTTTACAACCTTTTCCAAGTCAGCCACACTATTTATTTTAGACAATTCTTCTGCTGTTATCTTTCCTTCAATATAGTCGTCTACATCCGGATCATTTACTGTGCGCCAAGCCATCTCTTCAGTATTGGCGTCCGATCTCATAGACTCCATGGCATCAGAAACACTTACCTGAATATTGGGATTGACCTCAGGGAATCCAGCATTCACATTCATGGTCGAATCAAATTGTGGGCCTAACCCACCGGGCATAACACCCGCATCAAAAGGGGATGCTGCTATAGAAGCAGCTCTTCTCTGCTGTTGTCTGGTCGGCATTTCGTATTCATCGAAAGCAAGAGAAGCATCTACCGCTCTGTCATATGGGTTTACTGTGCCGGAATAAGTACCCGGAGCACCCATAACGCCTTCTGCTATAGAGGCTTGAGTAAGTCCAATATTAGGCATTCCCGGATCATCGCCACCCGGATAGTCAGCTACTGACGTAAGAGGAGAAGGGTTTAATGGATTAACCCTAACATCCTGCATTCCAAATTCATCGCCAGCTGGATAATCGGCCACAGATGTTAATGGAGACGGATTATTAATCTCCCAGCTTCTTCTCGCATTTGGATCAGGAAGCCCCGGTTGGCCTAAAACATCCTGATCCCATCCTGTCCATCCCTGTTGGACATTTCCCATTCCCCACTCATCGGGCTGAGACCATTCAGAGGGCCACGCTTGAGTCGCATCAGACGCCCGTACTGATAAAGCATTTAGCCTATCTAATTCACCCATAAGTTCCTGACGACGGGTATCTATCGCCATTGCGTCGGCATAATTAAGACCAGCGGAAAGATTTCTTTGACCAACAGGATTTTGCCCAGCTTGGGCATAATCATTATAATTTTGACTTACATAAGGATTAGACCAAGTATCTAAAACGGATGTAGTATTCCCTAAAGGGTCTTGAGTTTGATACTGATCTTGAAGATTTATTAGAGCCTGAACCTGAGCATTACTCAATCTGTCACCCTGCTGATTAACAGCTACTGCAGCAGGCGCTTCAGTACCGGGGCCAAATTGCGTTTCTGCAGCAGCAGCATTTAATTGATCAGCTATTGCAGCAATAACATCTGGACTCGGCATGTCTGGATTATCTGGGCCCGCTCTGGTATCTGGACCTATTCCGCCTAATCTACCACCTCCCATTCCAAAATCTTGTTCTTGTTCGTCACCGTAAGCCATAACTAAATCCTCTGGT